GATTGGTTGGATGATCTTGCCATCGAAGACCACTTATTAAGAAAGGAAACGCATGAAAGCGAAACTAAAAACATACAGTCTGATACTCTTAAGCGGAATCTTAGGCGCATCAATCTATGATCTTGCAATTAATTTAAAGATATCTTATAATGAAAGGGAACGCAGCATTATCTGTCAAAAGGGAATTGCATTTGAACAGATAAACCCTGATGCGACAGTCTATCTAAAGACTAAATTAGAATGTATTAACGAAACCGAGAAAGGTAAACGAAATGACAAATCAACAGGAAAGAACTCTACTCAGAACTAAAATCAGACAATTAATTAACTACGTCTTTGAATTAGAACGACGTGGTGATATTTCTATGGATGATTGGTTTTCAATGGTCAATGATCTTGACAATTTTTTAGAACTATTAAATGAAAGGGAACACAATGGTCGGTAAACTTACACCGAATGACCAACTCTCAGCGTCTGAAATGCCGGTGCTTATGGGTGCTTCACGCTTTATGACGGTCAATGAACTACTTAAGCAAAAGATGGACGTGATCCATGGCATCGAGCCACCATTCCAATCTAATGAATCAATGGATTGGGGCAATCGGCTCGAGGCTATGATCCTCAATGAATCAGCGGTGCGGCTTGGACTTGGCAATCCAAAGACAAACCATGATAAACCTTACCAACATCAAACCTTACCTTTTGCCTGTAGCTTAGACGGCTCAGTCAAAGGCAATGGCAAAACAATCATGACAGACATTGACAAAGGCATTATCTGTGCCAATGCCGATGAGATTGTGATGGAGGGTGATGGTATTCTGGAAGCTAAACTCACGGCTCATGACGTGGAATCAGCGAATGAATTACCCCTCTATCGTGGTGTATTACAACTGCAAATGCAGATGGATACTTACGGTGCCAAATGGGGTGCCGTGTGTGTGCTATACAAAGGAACCACACTAAAAGTCTTTATATATCAAAGAGATGAGGAAGTGATTGCCCGGATGCACGAAGCAATTAAAGACTTCCAACGTCGCTTAGATAAGTATAAAAACAATGACGAAGTGGAATGGTATGACATCCAAGACACAAGAGAAGCGGCATCGATCTTTGATGAAGCTGAAAAGACTGAGATTGATCTCTCTGATAAAGCCGATCATGTTAAAAAGATTGTTGAAATCCGAGACATGATTACTGAATTAGAAGAACGTCAAAAGGAACTCGAAGTCGAGATCATGAAGGACATGCGTGATCATGCCTATGCAAAGGCGGGTGACTATCATGTGACTTGGACAATGATCAACTATAAAGCCACACCTGAAAAGGTGGTTCCCGCTAAACCCGCACGCACAATCCGTGCATCTAAATTACGTATCAGGGAGGTCGGCAATGGATGACTTGCAATACTTATACGAAACCGTCATCAGACAGGAAGAATACGAACAAGATAAAAAAGATGACGAGATGTTTTTACAAATCATTTCACGTCGAATCATTGATAAACGTAGACGTAACCAATTAATATTAACTTACTTTGGAGAAAATTATGACAGAGAAAATTTCGGTGACTGCTAAGTCATTTGTAGAAGCACAAAAAGAGTTTGCACCCGCACTCAAGACATCAACCAATCCACACTTTAGATCAAAGTATGTCGATCTATCAGGGTGTGTGGAAGCTGTATTAGATGCACTCAACAATCATGGGTTTGCCTTGATACAAAAGACTCATGACTGTGAGAATGGTGTGAAAGTCGAAACCATCTTCATGCATGAAAGTGGTGAGCAAATCAGTGGTGGAACGATTCATGTCCCGGCTGACAAGCAGAATGCACAAGGTTATGGTTCAGCCTTAACCTATGCAAGACGTTACAGTTTGATGGCAGCCTGTGGTATTGCACCTGAAGATGATGATGGTAATGCAGCATCGAGTCGATCCATTGCAGACAAACTACCACCACAAAAGGCACCTGAAATAAAAAAGTCCTAAGCCTCAATCTGCCCGGCAAGGATCCGATTGAGGTGAAAGACAAGGATGCCATGAAAAAGACCATGATTGAAATGTCACAGAAAATAGGTGACAGTCAATTGCCATCGGAAACGAAAGCAAAGAAGTTAGCTGAATTCTTTGAGTTAAATAAGATGGCACTCAGTGCGTTGGGTCCTGATACATTCCTTGATATTAAGAATGCAATCAGTGATGTCATGAGAAAAATTAGTAAGGAGTAATCATGAACGTAGATTCAGACCCACTCTACAAAAGAATGTTTGATCGAAGTTTTGCTGATGATGACTGGCGCGGAAGATTATTGCTTGGCATTTTAGAGAATGCCTTGCATGACTTCTTAGGTTATCGATCACCAAAGTTGTTAGTCGATCAAGCGGCACACTTTATCTATGATGACAATGTGATGTTTGAATTATGCATGGATGTCATCGGCATGGATAAAGATATATTTAGGGAGCGTATTGCTGAGATGAAGATGAGAAGCGAACGCTTAAGAAGAACGAGTGAAGGAAGCGGAGGTAATCGTGTCAAAAGTTGAATGGTTTATCGTGCTAGTGATTATGTTGCTACTGCTAGTCACTAAAACAGTCAGAGCGTGTGAGACTGTGACAATTCATAAACCTGATGGAAGTATTCAAGTCTGTCAGGTGTGTGATAATCAAGTATTTTGTTATTAAAGAAGGGGCGAAAGCCCCTTTTCTTTATTTGTTACATACGTACATTGTAACTTCAAAACCGAAACGCATTTCAGTTGCTGCTGGTTTAGTCCACATCATAGTCTCCTTGTTAATCGAATCTTTATTATGCGCCTGTAATACATGTAATACAGTGGTAAAAACTAGGATATATGCCTACGGCTTTTCATGAGAGTTGCTATCAAACGATCGTTATTTTCTGATAGGTTACCCTAGGTTGACGTGAGATCGTGCAACAGAGAGCGATTGTGTGGGTCGTTTTAGTGGGTGACCTTAGGTTTTTGATTAACAATGTACATATCCATGCCTTCAGCATGAATTAACATAAAATCTGAATCATCATCTTCAGAGAACATAATCTTGACCATTGACTGATCACCGTCTTCTAAGATTTCAACGTTCCAGATCTTTCTTCCTATGACTGAGTCAATTGCGTTTGCTTGTTCGGAATCTAATTCAGAAATTAAACTATCGTTTTCGTCCATCGTCCACCATCCTTTAAAACCATTGGCATGAGTTTAGGTTGCCCCTCTATAATCATACCACAACCGATGATGAATCTGGATTTAAAATTCTTAGCATATTCAAATGCCAATTCTTTTTGATTGATCAGACATCCTGTTTGCATACCCCAGACTAGCTTGTCAGGATTAGAATAGTATTCTACTTTAAACTTAGAATGATAATGACCTTGCACAGTATTCATTCCATACTGCTGGGCTACCTTCATCACATCAGCTGACATCCCATGCGTAAAGAAACAACGCTGACCATCTGACAAGGTGACAGTTAAATCATCCACCCACTTCCAACCTTGACCTACTTGTAAGAATTCATTGTAGCTTTTCAGATACTCCAAACTCAAGCCATGCGCTACGGCTCGACGATAGATGAGTGATGAATGGTTTGAATGCACCAAGGTCATCTCAGGAAAAATTTTCTCTAACTCTTTTACATATTGTCTAGTAACTCTCAGTTCATCTCCAGGTGACTTCAAGTCTGGGTGATGATTATGAAAACTGATTGAGTGCTGGTCGATCTCATCTCCAATATTGACAACGAGATCTGGCTTGTATTTCTTCTTCAGTTGAGATAAGAAGTCAAAGGCATCCGGATGATGATAAGGGATGTGTAGATCCGATATAACTAATACTGATTTGTACCCCATAGGTTTTCCTAAGTATTTGATATGTATATTATATCTTATAATTCCTGCGGGTCAAGGAAGTACATGGCACAGACTTGCTTGTTGTAGGCATCAAACTTTTGATTGTGTTCTACGTATTCTTCAGACTTTGGATTGTCTAAATACATACGCATGTGAATCATCTCATGCAATACGGTATAGATAACAGCTTCGAGGGTCTTACAATACTTGGTCGATATGAGTATGCGGTGCGGTTCAGGAGTGTACTCTCCGATGCAATCATGATTGTAGACAATTTCAAACTCAACATCAACGCTATCAGGAAAGTCTTGGAATGGTTTATGAATACGAAATGTATTGTAAAGATGTTCAATGAAACTATGAGTTATAAACCCTTGCGCCTTCACGATCAATTACCAATACCTGTCTTCGAGGTTCTGCACCTTCGGGTGGGAATGAGATGTGTATCCAGGAATCATATTCTAATATCAGTTGGTCAAAAGGAATAGAGGAGTCTGCGATTACCTCGAATACTCGTCCAACATGAGCATAACGATCACAAGTGAAATCACAAGCAAGACCCATAATATGTTGGCTGGTCCTTTTAGATCCAAGAAGATCGTTGAGAGCTTCACACCTAAAACCACTACTAATAATAATAGGCAAACTATCAAGCTTAGTCCTAACAAGTTCCATTCCTTTCGCTAACGTTTTTAAGTTCTCCAACTGTATGTCGTTGGGTTTATTTATTATACCATGTCTCACAGCAAGCTGTGACCTCGTCATCTCTTCCAAGGTAAAGTGTTCTGATAACCTCAATGAGTTAAGCCCTTAGCCTTTTCCCAAGAACGTAGACCCGCAAGACCAAGTAATGCAATGGTCAATTCCATTAACACATCTGTTTGAAAGGTAGGTAGAATTACATCCAAGCCAAGTAATGCACACACCCACTGAGCCAATGGTTGGAGTATAAACACGATAAAAAAACCAGCAGCAGCGCACCAACCAAGGCAAGGACGCCAACCAGCAACCCAAATAGAGCGATGACCAGCTTCGATCTTATTTGTCTCAGCCTGAGCAAGATTAATCTGTGCTGCATTATCAATGAGAGCCTTCTCAATGTCTGCCTTTGCTTTCTCTTTGGCATTGTTATCGGGTATGACTTTATCTAGGACAGAACTGACGACTGAGATGATGGGACCCCACATCATTTAGACGCAATCGCCTTCAACCAATCGCTCAATTTTATAAGGACATTCTTGATCATGCTTACGCTTGGCTTTCGGATAACTTCGTAAGCCACGAGTATCAAGATAACTATGAGTATATAGATCATCCACATTTTGTATTCCCCTTCTTAACATTTGACATAGTCTTGTTAACATTATAGTTTGCTCACCACAACAGCAACAACAATAGCACCGAAGCCAGTCATGCATCCCCAAATCAATTTGTTGAGCATAGCTTCAAGACGATCGAGACGATAGTGTAGTGTTGCATAACGTTCAGCACATAACTTCTCGTGGGCTGCTAGCTTCTCGTCTGGTGTCATTACTCTCCCCAATGTTGTGAGTTCATAATTTCAATCAACAGCATCACTGTTGTACAGGCTTTGATTGCAGTCTCTAGTCTATCAGATTCTGCTACGATCGCCAATCGTTTCGCTGTTACATCAGCAGGAATGTCTACGTTGCGTTCTATTTTACGAGTTACATACCAGTCTGTTTGTGCTAGTAATGTGCCTGCTGTATGTTTCACTTGTGCAATCATGTTAGACTTAAGACCTTTAGTCACTACCTGAACATCTGTATCTTCCATTTGTTCTGTATCAGGATTCCACTTTTGTTCATAAAGTGGTGTGCCATCTTCTTTTGTTTCTAGCTTATCTTCCAATGCTTTTGGATTGTTGATGTCACCATCCCAGTAGTATCTGTCATCGGCACGAACAGGGTCGTCTACCCATGTAATACCGATAGCAGTCTTTTCTGCTTCTGTTGATTTTTGTAACCAATTAGAGGGATACATCACATCACCTACTGTGAATGACCTTCCAATCCTGAGTGTTAAGTTTCCTAGTTTATACATAATTACCTCGCTAAAGATTGTTTGAATGGGTTTTCGGCAAATGCCATGTAAATATATGTTCCACCTGAACTGTTAATACCTACATTTCTTAACTTAAATCCATTAGAAAGAGTGTCAATATCTACTGCACCTGTGTCTTCTGCATCGCTTAAATCTGCTCTTAATCTATGTGTAGTTGCATTATAAGTTGACCTTGATGTATCCCACATTTGCCAAGAAGATGTTAAATCAGTTCTTTTTGCTACTACAAATGCAGGTCTAAACCCTGTGTATACAAATGGACCATCAGTAGAACCATTACCTGTGTAAGTTCCTATTTTGCTAAACCCTTCTACAGAATGGAAGCAGTAAGTTACTAATGTTTCGCCATTTGCTTCTCCTG